CATCAAAAAGTAAAAAGGCTTCTGCACTTGCTCCCATACCATTAAAATTTTGTGTATAACATGCCGCACTATTTGTACTATTAACATATGTTACTCCATTAGGAGCGTCGAATTGGTACGCATAGTTAGAAATTGATAGTGTTGAAGTATTCCTACTAATAGACCTGTTTAGTACTCCTCCTTTTGGTATAAGTCCTATTTTAGAAAGTGTATTTTCTAATGAAGAATTAAGAATTTTTATTTTTCTCTGTATTATATTAGACTTAGTTCCGTTAGTATTTACTGCTTGAATTTTTACAGTAACTATTTTAGGATATCCATATGATACAGTAACAGTAGAGTCATTTTTACCTGCTGTTACTTTTTTATATGTAGCCTCACTGTCAGCATTGTGTTTTATCTCATAGTGACTTATATGCTCATATCTAGTTCCGTTTGCATTTACAGGATGTACCCAATTTATTTTTATTTTATTTTGTAAAGCTTGTGAAGACTGTCCACTATCTTCTACTCCTTGATTTAAATCTTTTGTTAGTGATAATGTTAAACTACCTGGTACAGGTACTACTTCGTTGAATGAAGGCAATTTGTTAGTATCAACACCTTGTTCTAGTACGTACCCTCTATCTATTAAATCGAATTTAGCTGGAGAGTATTTTATTGCTGTTATAGTGTATTCACTTAAAGCTGACTGATTAATTCCTGTTACAACAAATTGTTGTGCAGAACCGTTAGCCAAGTCTCCTGCATCATCATATTCTCTTATTGCCCACATGTAATCTTGTTGAGGAGCGCTAGAGAAAGGTACCGCAGTAACTAAAGTTGTAGCTGATGAACCTGTTGAAGTAATTGTCTGAGTTTCTATTCTAGAGTTGGAGTTCCATATTAGATTTAGTTCATTTCCGCTACTATCTACAGCATTAGAAGCTTGAGCACTAGTTGTTATTTCTACAACTGTTCCATTTACTTTCGCATATCGTATTAATTCTCCCCTAGAGTAACTTGAGGTTGCCGAAGCATTAGAAGTGCTATCATTAATAGTTCTAATCTCGTCACCTAAATATGCTCCACCTTGTGGGTATATAATTGAAAGTTTAAAAGTATTTCCGCTTGATAAATTTACTGCATTATCTATATTTATATCATCTGTAGTTGAAGAAGAAGATACTCTACCACTATATCTAATATTATCTACGTCTGCGTCTTGTATAAGTACTACGTCTCCTGGTGTAAGGAACCCTGCATTCATTGAAGTAGCAAAACCTACTCCTTCTGTTTCCATTATTTCTGAAAACAAGTTCCACTTACCAAATCTATGTGCCTGCCCTTTTGAAGTACAACCAAAAGCTACTACATCTTTAGGTATTAGTCTTCCAGTCTCTAGTATATTGTTTGTATCTTCTACAACTTCTACTTGTTGTTTGAACATAGATTCGGGGTCATTCCAAGTTACTCGTACTTGATTAGACCTAAATTGTTTTTTAGTAGATGTATATTTAAATCCTCCCCCAATAACATTTGCTTTAGAAAAAGTATATATAGGTTGTTGATACCTATTTTGAGAAAATTGAACTTCTCCGTCTAGCCAGTACATCATTCCTCTAAACATTGAAGCTACATCTTGTAATACTTTTAGAGCTTCAGAAGATTCTTTTAAATATAAGTTTGCAGTAAATCTAGGTTCTGTCCCACCTTTACCGTCAGCAACTAACTCGTCGCAATATCTTGCTATTCTATATAATCCATATTTATCTATTTGTGTAGAATCAATATATTTGCCCAACCCATATCTATTATTAGATATTAAGTCATAAAATACCCAAGCAGGATTATCGGTCCATACTTTATTAAAGTTAACATGCTCTGGAGCGAAAGTTGAAGAATCCCCCCTAAAGTTACCATCCCAGTTTTTATAAGACCCTGTATTTGTTCCATTGCTGACATTTCTATCGTACTCTCCTCGAACTCTACCTCCCTCTCCTTTTGGAAAATAGTTAGTAGGTACTTGAACAAGTAATCCTTTGACATCATAAGAACGTTTAGGTATTTTTGCAAAAGATTCTGCATCAAAGATTAAAGCTCCATATGCTGCATAAGGATACGAAAGTTTATCATCTAGTATATGTTCTACTGCTTGTAAAGTGCAAGGAGAACTATGGTCATAGTCTCCATGTGTAGCACTAGAAGGGCCGAGTCTTTCTATTCTGACTTGATAACTACTATAAGGTTGGAAATCTCCAGTATTGATTGTAAAAGTTTCTATAAAAGGTGCTTTTGTTTCTGCACTTATCTTTCCTGTGTGATAAGGGTGCTGCCAGGCTGATGTATATGAGCCACTGGCTCTTGCTGCTATAGTTGCATCAGATGGTCCAAATATTAAGGCTTCTGTAAACTTGTTATCGCCATCTCTTTTAAACCCGAAAAATATTCTAAGTTCACATATTGCAGAAGCTTCATCTCCACTACTACTTTTAGTGGCTATCATATTTCCAAATTCAAAAGTTAATTTTATCTTATCGACTTCCTCAGGATTCGAAACATTAGAAGAATTAACTATTACAGGAGAAGCTGTTGCGCTACCCGCTGTTGTATTCCACCCTCCGGTAGTAGTATGATTGTTGCTTCCCATTATACTGCTTAAGTTTGTAGCCTCTATGACTTGATTAGGACCGTCTACTACGGAAGAACTTCCTATACCTTTAAAAGTAGGCAAATAAGGTTGAGCTCTAGTTCCGTTTAAAAACGCATATTGAAATTGTTCAAAGTTGTAGTGAATATCATCTACTCCTTCTATAGGAGTAGTAACTAAAGATTCTACCCCTGTTACGTCTCTATTATCTGCTCCGTACTGGGTAATATTTGATAAAACTATAGTATTGGCATTACTAGTAGTACTGTATGTAGCTACTTTATCTATACTTATTGTTTTATGTGCTATTGTTCTAGGTAGTGGAGTATCTATATCTACTGTTGTAGCATTTACAAATTTTACTATTTTTGCTACTAAAGTACTACTTGTGCTTTCGTACCCTGCTCCTGCTATTCTTACGTATTGATGAGGAGCTATTTCTATTTCTTCATCTGTAGAAGAAGAAGGACTAATACTATTTGCATCTGTAGTTGCAAAAAAAGAAGAGCTAGAAGTTATACGAGTAGTTCCTGAAGTTCCTGAAACTCCTGTACTACTGCCATTTCCTACTAAAGTTTTCTTTGCTCCCTCTACACTTACATACCTAGTGCCATCTGCAGGTAATAAGTTAGCAAATAAGTTTTGGCTATCTGCGTCTACTAGTGTTCTGGTGCTTGCTGTATAATTTGTATTTGTTAGAGTTACTATTTGATGTTTTGTATCTCCAATAGTAGCTCCTGTTTTATCTAAGAATATAGAATTAGTTCCATCTACTAATCCGTGTATAGGACCTTCAGATACTAAATCGTAGACAACAGCTGTTTGATACTCGTTAGGGCTATTGGTAATCCCGGAAGAAGAACCTGCACTTGTTGCTGTTCCTCCATTTGTTAAGTTATAAAATTTTCCTAAATTCTTCATTACATTAAATGTTTCACTCCTACGTCATTATTTCCATCGTCACCGCCGACACCAGCATTTGCAGGACTGCTTCCATAGTATCCTGAACTAATTTTTGTATATCCTGACTGTTGATATGTTACTTGGTCTTCTATAAAGCCAAAGTTAATTACTGAGCCACCCACTAATAATCTTCCATATAATAAAGGAACCGGAGCTCCTTGTAGAACATTATTTTCTGGTCCATCATAAAGATAACTTTTGCCTGCTTCTGATGGAGTATCTGGAGTAAGGTAACCAGTAACACCTTCCATACCTAAAGAAGCTCCTAAAGTTTGTATTGCCCTTCTTCCCGCTATTTGCCACTTGCCAACTTTTGTAGACGTTGTTACTGTTTCTGCTGCGTAAGCTTGCCCTTCAACTGCTGACATTTCTGATGTGACTACTGCTCCTTCGCCCCCAGCTGCAAATAAACTATCCACTAACCCTGGGCCATAAATTATTAATAAAGCTCCTACTACTACCTTAAATATATCACTTGCACCTGCTCCTGCTGCTATCGGTGTTATAATAACTGTTTCTTTTACTGGAGCTATCATAGCATCTAGTGTTCCATCTACTAAGTCTTCTCCGTTTTGTATTGTAAAATTTATTCCTTTATCTGCACAATCTAGTAAGTATTTTTTAAACCCTTCGGTTTGGCAATCAATAAGGCGAAACATGTCACGAAAACTTGAGACATTCATGTCCCATTCTGTTCCAAACTTTTCTCCAATTTCTCCCATTAACTTAACGTGGGTCATATACTTCAACTCCTTTTTCTGGGTAAGATACGATTAAAAATGGTATACCCAAACTTTTTGCAACATTTTTATCATGCTGACTTGGTTTACAATCTTGCATGTAGTGACTATGGACTACATATAATATTTTTGAAAATAGTTGATATTGCGCGAAAACTTTTGCGTCAAATTCAAATTGATTTTCTCCTAAAAATTTGTTCTCACAAGGAATCCATTTTTCCTCGTTATTTTCCTGTATTATTAGTCCACACATTTCACGTGGAGCTTCCTTTTCTGCATAGGAAAATATTTCTTCTATAAACTTAATCAAATAGTTTAGACCCAGGGAATCCTCCGAAAGGTAATACTCTAGAAGTATTGATTGCAGCTTTGGCCCTTGAGTTAGCGTCTGTTACAAGAACAGGACTAAATCCGAATCTTTTACCACAAGAAGATAATCTCTTACCACACTCGTCTGCTCTTTTCCAGTATCTAGTAAATC